GAACTAAAGCGGCTTTCTCTGGAGCTGATGCTTTTTGATATTCTGGCTTTTTGTTGAGGGTTGTTTCGAATCTTGAAACAATCTTTTCAGCTCCAGAAAAAGTCTTCTCATCCGGCGCCTTGCCAGCTTCGGCATCAGCTAGGATCATTTGTCCTTTTTCCAAAGCCTTACCCTTCAACCCTGCATTTTGAAGCGCCGAAAGAACGTCAACCATTATACCACCTCACCATTTTTTCTAACGAATGGTTTCTCAGAGGAAAACAAACCAAAGAACTTAATCCATGAATGACCGATAATCTTAGATATGAGGTTTGCTTTAATGCCTTTAGTGTTTTCTTTCCCAATACTAACCAAGGGAGTAACCAAAACAGAATATCCGATATTCTTTGCTACTTCGCTTTTTTTGATTAACGGTTCCACCATTTCGCTGAAGATATAATAACCGCGCCGTTGTTTATCATTGCAGACGTTATCACGAGCAGCCCGGACGTAGAATAAATCATCCCAAAGCTTTGACTCTGCATTGCTTAAAATTATGACGTCTTTGTTTTTATTTTTTGAGAGTTGAACAATGTCGTTAGCTTTTGCTTCAGATATTCCACTTGAAGACGCACCAGCTCCAATCATCGCTAGAATCGTGCAGCAACCTCCCGAACCCTTACTAGCTGCCTTCTCCATGCTGGTTCCGTAACTTTCGGTAGCTTCCTTCTGCAGACCAGCAGCCTCAAGCGCTGCTACCTGCTGCTCGGCTGCGAGCTGAGCGGCCAAACCTTGAAACTGGCGAGCTTGCTCTGCTCCGAGTGCGCCAGATACGCCCTGCTCATAAGCTCCAAGCGCTTTCTCTTGCTGGGCAGCTTGCTGAAGCATGAGCTGAGTATCTGCTGCAGCCTTCTCTCTAGCGGCCATCTGTCCGGCTTGAGCTTGAAGGGATGCCGCAGCTCCTCCACGAACCCCCTGTCTAGCCAAAGAAGCCTGAAGCGCTCTGTTGCGCTGCTGTTCTGCGGCTTGCTGACCGCCAGCCATCTGAGCTTGCATTGCTGCCAACTGTGGCGCGTTGAAGCCAGCAAGTCCCGCTTTGCGCTGGGCAAGAATATCTTGCATCTCTTTAGGGCCAGTTCCAGCAACAGACTCAATCTGTTGAGGCGTCATTCCAGCAAAACGCTTTCTAATCTCTTCGCTCTTTTGAGCAAGTTCAGCATCAGCAGCAGCCTTGTCAGCCTTTGCTTTGTTTTCGCTTTGCACTTTTCTTTTCTTGGTAACCTCTTGAGACTTTTCCCAGTTCTGAGCAAGTCCAGGGTTATACTTGTAAGGGTTTTCAGCGCTGTAACCTTCAGGATTACCGATAGTTTTTTTGGCCATAATCACCTCATTAAAATAATCGTCGCGGTTACCGTACTTAGACCCGTGTTTCGGAAGTAAACAGCGGTGCTAGTCCATGGGGTTGCGCTGTCATCTATTGTGCTTCCATCTGCCTTTACGATCAATCGCTTAGACGGAATAACGCCAAGGTTGTGACTATAACCAGTAGTCAGTCCAGGAGCCAAAACAACCTCTAAAATCTGGATATTGAAGTTATCTTCAAAGGTCAAATTAGCTAACCCAGCCTGAAGCTCCTTGAGCGATAGGGCTAGCCCGTTCAGCAGGTAGTGAATAACCTCTTCAATCGTCTTTCCGATCTTAAAGGTTCTGAATCCGCTAAACTTAGCCATTAGCGCTTAAGTCCAGGTTTGTATGGAAGAGCTACTTCTAACTCATATCCAGTGATGGCTATATTTTTCTGATCTTCTGCATTCCTTAAAATAACGCGAAGCGAGATACAGCGACCATTTGAAAGCTTATGCTTTAGGCCAGAAGTAGATGGGTCTCCGTAGACGCTTCCATATTCAGACTGACCGTATCCACCTGATCCAAACTGAATCGAACAGACTGAAATAGGAGCGTCAGCGGTAAAGTCTTTCTCCGTCTCAATCCCTAGCAAAAACTCGTTATCCAGTGATTCTGAACTAAAGACCTTAATGCGCTGAAAGTTTTTAAGCACTCCAGTCTCACCCAAGAACTCCCACGGACTCTTGTAGAAACACTCAATAGGCTTGTCATGGTCTTGATAGTCTAAGTAAGTGCCAGAGTTTTGAAACCGATACAGATAGGCTTGAACGTCTACGCCAGCCCCAGATGGATCAGCGTCTCTACGCTCAATAAACAGGATCTCTTGATCTTCCTCTGAAAGCGTCATCCCGCCAGTAGCGTCAATCTTCGACCACTTTACCCAAGCGTCGCGAGTGTAGTCATAAACAATGGTTACGCTGTTCTCGTTAGAGAAGCGCTGACCAGATAGCTCAGACTCAGCCGGGATGAATACTATGTACTTTTCCCGCTTACGGTCATTTAACCCGATTGCTCGCTTTGGCCTCAACGTCTGCTCATCTGTCAGACCAAAGCTGTTAAAGAGAGGGTCAATACGGCTGTTAAGCTCTGAATCTTTTGCTTCCCCAAGACCACGCGGAATAGTCGCTCCGGTCATTACCCTTGGACCATTTAGAGACAGAAAGCATATTTTGCCCCGTACATCCTGAATAGACGCATGAGATGCGCAGCCAATATCTTGAGTAATGACATCGACCCGAAATGATTGGTTTGGAATGTCTCCAGTAACCGCATGGATAGCTCTCGTCTGAAAGACAAGAAACAGGTCATTTGACGGATGCAGTCCGCTGATAATGTCGCCCTGGAGGTTAGTAACCGTGAACTGGTTTCTAACCAGCGGGAAATACTCCGGGTTCTCTACGTCAGAAAAGCTGACTTGATTAGGATTACTAATGTTTCCAGCCGTAACCATGAGGGTCTGATAGGCTGAAATATACTTTCCTGCTACTGGCGGACTCCGGTCCGTAGCAAGCTCCAAGAACTGCAGAAAGAGCGAGCTGTCAGCCGTGTTATCTGTATAATTCTGAGTGGCTGCAAAAGAGTTGTTAGGTATCTCGACAAGCTCAAACCAAAGGGTAGGGCTGACGGTAGTGTTCTTGTTTCTGAGGATCTTGATTCTCAGATTATTTGAAATGACAGCGTTGTCAGAAACAGTAACCGCAGCGCCAGCAATGGAAACGCTAGTGGCGTTAACTCCGGTAACTTGCCTTTCTACATACGATGCAGAAACCGCATCATAAAAGTAGGCTGTATCTCCAGCCTTCATCGTGTGGCTTCCGCCGGAGCCGTTATCTACCGTGATGGTAGTAACTAGCGTCTGAGCGCCAGCGACAATAGCGCAGTTAGTATTAAACCCGCTCCCAGCCTGAATGTTTGAAACGGTTACAGTCGCTGGATTAGTCCCTGGATCGACATAGGCATACTCTGGAGAGTCAAAAGTATTGCCTTCTGTGAAATTACCGTTCGCGTCCACTTGGATAAATTGCGAGCGCCAGACATAGACTTCAGTAGTACCAGCCGTTCCGGTTACAGTAGTTGAAAAAGTACCAGTTGACCCATCGCTAGCAGGAGGAAGGCCAGCACGGTAAAGATTCTGTCCATCATATTTCAAAATGGGATCGTAACCGTTTGAGAAGTAAATGCAGTTCTGAAGCTGAACTGAGGTTACGTTCTCAAAGTTCATCTCGTTTTTATTCGTTTCAGACCCGTCAAGTGGACCGCTTTTTCCAGTTTGAGCGCTGGTGTTAAGTCCAGTCCAGTAAGCAGCGTTAGTCGTTACCGTTTGACCGATCAAGCTAGCTAGTGGAACGGCTTTCAAGAAGGCTGCTGGAGTGCTAGATGATCCAGAAACAGTAGCAGAAAAGTTACCCCCGGCAATACCGTCAATAGCAGTCTCCAATGCACCGACAGTAACCGGGGATACCTCATCCCGTCCCAAACCTAATCCTAGATTGAGAACGGTAGACGTGCCTTCATCAATGCGGCATCGGTATTGTCCAGTCGCCACATCAAAGAAGATTTCAATCTGAGCGACCGGATTCGCTCCAGAATATGTAATCGTGATGACCGACTCTACAAGCTTCTGGATAGTGTTAGATGCGCCAAGAACCTCTTGCTGCTCTACACCGTTTGAATCAACCCGGTTATAGGTGAAGATACCAAACTTAGCACCAGGCTCAGAATGAGGTTGAAACCCAGTTCGCTTTTCAATGGTACCAGTCGGAGTAAACTGAATGTTATCTACATCAGTCGCTCTCTGTTCTGGGAACTCTAGGTCATTCGACCGAAGATCGAAGCCGAAGAAGTTCTGATACCGTTTAGCGAACTGATATTGGACACCCATTAGAAGCTATCCCATCCAAGATATTGACCATCCAAAACCGGAACGTAGTCAGGATCGTTGTCAGGTTCGGCAAACGCCGTCTGAAGTGTCGTTTGAACCTTGAGCAATACCTGACCAAGAGCATCGGCATCAGTCGAAGAGTCGCGCATCAAGATTCTGGTATTAGTGTATTCTAGGAGATACTTTTCGCAAAGGTCTGGAAGCTCTGAAAAGTTAGATGAGAACGTCCCTCTACAGACCGCATCTCCAGCTTCAATGGTCTCTCCGTCTTCATAAACGAAGCCAGCGTCAACCGTTACAACCCCAGTCGAGCTGATTGCGCTAATCGGAATGCCCTGCATCTTAATCTGACCGTTTTTGTCTAGAATAGTGATGAAGTTTTCTTCCAGAAGAGCAGCGGTATCCATTAAAACAGCGTCATCCAAGACCAGGCTTGTAATCGTCTTGGCTCCGGTATCCAGAGTAACCGACTCAACAGTAGCGCGTTGAACGTCTAGCTTAGGGATAGAGCGCTGATAAGTAACTCTAATCTTGCTGCCAGAGCTTTGGGGCTTAGGCTGAAGCAAAATCTGAGTGCCATTACGGATATAGAAGCTCGGGTCCGTCTGGATGCCAGATAAGCGCTCTTTAATAGACCCCTTTTTAAGTGGGTAGTAATTCTGAGCATTCCCGCTTTGAGTAAACTCGATCGCATCAATCCGAGTGCCCATGAATACGTCTGAAGGGATTGAGTAACCCTCTTGCCCAGCAGTCAGACTGATTTCCTTAATCTTCATCAAGATATGAGGAAATGAGCTGTTCAAGATGGTATGGATTTCCTCCTGACCATCATTGAAATACTGGATAAACTCTTCATCTTGAATGCCAGCCGTCTCAGTGTATTCTTGGTTCTCTGTTGCGCGACGGCTCGCCAGAATCAGAGTTTCCAGCTTTCTAGCCATTGGTTACCCCTTCATCTTATTTTTCATGCGGGCAACGATGATAGCCACTTTGTTTTTATCGACTGGCTTTTTCATAGGAGCTTCTTCTTCATCTCCCATCGGCTCTTCATATTCGCCGCCTTCTTCTTCTCCAGCCTTCTCGCCTTCCATTTCATCTTCAAACTCAGCAAGCGACATGCCCAAAGCTCCGAGCGCTTCCATAAGCATCTCGTAATGCTGCTTAGCCGCTTCCATCTTGCCTTTACCGTGCATTTCCATAGGTTCCATAAACTCTCCTTATTTGATTGCTGCGCGATAGCTTGCAATAAGCCCACTCAGCGGACCAGTCATTCCAGCCGACTGCTCTGCAAAGGCTTTGTTAAGACCAGTAGCAGTAACTCCAGCCTTCTGGCTTGCAAGGTCTCTTTTAGATTTCTCGGTTGTCGCTTGAGCCTTCAGAAGACCAGTAGCCAGTGTGGATGCAGCTCCGATCCCAGCCGCTCCAAGATCTCCCATCGAAGCATCCCCAGAAGCGCCTAAAGAGGGTCCAGCGCCATCAGCGAACTGAGAACCGATCTCTGGCATGGTTAGTTCAGCACTTGCTGGAGCGAATCCGCCAAGGAGCTTTTGATCTTCTGCTGACAGACCTTGCATGTAGTCTTTAAAGTTAAGCGCCATAATCATTTCACCATGGTCGAACGATAGGCATTGATAAGGTCTTGAAGCGAATTCTGCTTTGCCTGTTGAACTTGTGAGTGCCTTGACTGCGTCATTTCATAAACGCCTTTAGCGCCTTCTGCTGCGGTAGCTTTTTTCTCTGCTGCACTTTGAGCAGATTGCCCAAAAAGCCCAGAGAGAAGCTGGCTTCCACCGAAGATTGCTGCCATCGTAATCGGGTCCATGGATACTCCTTAGCTAAAGTTTAGCTGCCAATCTGAATAATATACAGCACCAGTGTAATAAAGACTAACACCGTCAACAGCGCCTGAAGACTCCGTCCAGATAGGCTCTTGAGCTTGAGGCCATTTTACTGCTGCTGGCCAGGTAAAGGTCAACGCCGTGGCTGGATTGATAAAGAAAAGCTTATACTCTGCACCGGCTTGAGCATTAGCAAAACTAACCGTAAGCGTGCCGGTTGCTGCCTGAAGATTAATGACGTGTATATTTCCAAGATCAAAATCAACAGTAACCGACTGATTGACTCCAGTTACTGTAATCAATGAGGCTTGGGTTAGCGCAATGTTTGGAGCAAGCTTATCACTCGTAACGCTATCAGAAGCCAGGCCAGCGGTATCAATTTGATTACCTTGACCGCCTCCAGAATGATCGTGACTAGAGATTTTATTCCAAGCGCCAGTCAATACTTGCTGGCCCCAGTTTCTTGTCCCAGAAGTGGGGACCGTAAGCGTAAGACCTAGATTGATTGTCGTATATCCCACGATCCCCTCCTAGTTAGCGTACCACTTTAGCGCGGGCTTCAGCGCGCAATGTTTTGATCTCAGCAGGACATGGCACACCTGCGTCCACTTCCCGGATGATAAGCCAGTCAGTCGATGCAAGGTAGGCCAGAGCCTCAGCGTTGATAGCCTCTTGTGCAACCTGCGCCGTGATGTCCTCGATCTCGACAGTATACTCGGCTTTGAGCTTCACCCACTTCTGGGAGACGCCCTCTGAACCGGAGCGCATCTCTTCTTCGAGAACGTCAGCGTCGTCGTATGCTTCAGCCATCGGCTCGTCTTTATGGAGCACCCAGCGTTCGGGCTTGCCGAAGCAAGGCTCGTAATGAGCCTCATCGGCAAAGTCCGAAGTCCAAGAGTTTGTAATGATTCCGTTTTTTCTAACGCTATATTTGATCATGTTTAATTCCCCACGCGAACGATGCTTACAAAGTTAAATCTTCCATCGTTTAACATGCCAACTGGCGATACACTTGAGTGAGATGCGCCAAATCTTATAACTTGACCGGCTACCAAAGATGCCACCGCGCTAAAACTTGCCGGTTCAATAGTTCCTGCTGTTTCTGCATATGTCTGATCAAGGGAGTAATAATTCGCAGGATCATCTACTGAAAACCCAAATCTCCATTGGATTGAGGTATCGTTGGCAGCCCCATTCCCATTTATTAAATACTTTCCTGAAACAGGAATTGTATAGGTACCAGCAGAGGAGTTATATGACTTATGCGTATCAATAGATGTCACCGCATGAGTGATAGCCTTCATTGCATCCAGAGATCCATTTGCCACTGTTGACGTTGATCCGTATGCCGCAAATGCAACCGTCTCACTCGCCGCGATAGTGGCTGGGCCGGATGTCCTTGCGATGCTCAGATAGTTATCAGCAGCAGCAGTGTAAGCAGGAGTTGTAAGATTGGTTCGTGACCTTGCTGTGATAACATCCCCGGCATTGCAGAATACACGCTTTGTCGTTGATATTGCACTGTCACCAGCCCCAGAAACGTAACGGTAGGTCTGCCCCCTGTTTACAGAACCGACCCAGATCTCAACAGCCAAAAATCCAGCTGCAACAGTATGAGTTATTCCGTATCCAGCGGAGACGTCATAAAATCCTGTGACCTGAACCGTGTAAGATCCAGCACTATATGCCGCGTTCGTGTCGTAATAGGTTCTGGCTGTTGAGTAGTTGATTATGTTTGAGGACGTGTTGAGCGTCCCGGTTGGAGCCGTAGAACCTGCAGCGCTTGATCCAATTTCCAAAGCAACCACCCTCGTATCGGTGTCGTTGCTCATGGAAACGGAGGATGAGAGGCCGACTACTGGAATCCTGAAGTTAATCCCAATAGTGTGACCAGATGCCACAGTTACCGTTGGAGTGTAGAAAACAATAGAGGAACTTCCTGTAACTCCTGTTGCATAATATACAACACCTGTTTGCAGCGCTCCGGAACCGGTGTTTCTATAAAGTCCATCACCGCAAGCGGTTCTAATTCCTGTAGATGGTTCCTTATTTACGTCAATCACCACTCCCGGCGGAAGTGCAATTGTCACTTCGTTCACGCTACCAGCACCACTAAACGTGAGATCGGCCTGATAATCGTAGGAGTCTCCCACTCTTCTATAAAGTGCAGAAGTTACAACAACTGTTGCAGCACTTGTGGCTGTCATTCCAGAAACAGACTGCCAATCCGTTACAGGGCTTCCGTACACGACCTTTTGCGGCCCGAGCTGGAAATCATCCACCTTAAGCGTCGTCGCTGCTGCTTCGCTGTTAATGCAGACCAGAACGATCCGGTAGGCAGAAGACTCGGTAGCAGTCGTCTGGAACGTACCCGATGCGAGTCCTACGCCCGATCCTTGAACAAGGTTGTATACCCCGGCAGGTTGAATCCAGCTCACCACGGTGTCAGGGGTGCCGGTCGTGACTTCTGCAATGTAGACTGCCCAAGTGTTTGCAGTCGTGCCTGAGAAGTCCATGTTGGTCGTGATAGCCTCATACGCGAATGACCAGCCCATGACCTTCGCGACATCCTCGCGATCAATCGTGAACTCTTTAGAAACAAGGCAGTTACCAGCCGTGAAAGCCGATGCGCCCTGAATAAGAAGCGAGTTAGCGCCTTCGAGCGGGCTTGAGCTAGAGGTTGCGATCGTGTGTCCTGCATCAGCAGCACCGATGTTACCGGTAGGAATGAAGCTAGACAGGGATACCTTCTGCATCGACCAGCTAGTGGTAGCGCCACCGTCGAAGTCAGGATTCTTAATGTAGTTCTTGCCACCAGTGCCAGCTCCGACTTCAACCCAGTTAGTCGTCGAACCTGCATCGAGCTTGCGGTAAATAGTCCCGCTCGTCGTGTTGAGGAGCAGAGAACCCGGTTCTGCGCTGACGGCAGAGGTCTGTGGGTTAGTAGTAGAGCTGATGATGTCAGCCCCACCGTTAAGTGAGAGCGTCCCTTTCAGCGTTTTGACTTTTGATCCTGAGAAAATCGTTGCTGGCATTTAAGTAGTCTCCTAGTTCATCAACCGATGAAGTTAATTGCCACAATTCCACTAGATACAGACACAGTCGAATCAAGACGTTTTAAGCTAACCCGAGTACCGGCAGGGATTGAGTGTTCAATCGTCTGGTCGGAACCTGGACCCATTACAAGCTGAAGCACCTCAGAAAGAGCCGCTCCAGTGTAAACTCCGATAAAAGCTCCAGTCGTATCGAGGAGCTGAAGTTTCTTTACCGCCGCAGCAGTTGAAACAACCACAGCAATTGGTGAACCCGAACTTCCTGGAATGGTGTTGCCTGGTAGCGAAGTATCCAAGATGCCAACATCAAGAAGATCGACCACCGACAAGGTATTGACGTCAACCTTACCAATAGTGTTGGTCCCGCTTGGCAGTGCAGCTACAATGTCGACCTGGACTTCAGTACCGGAGACACATCCAGCCAAGGAGCTAGTGTCAGCCTCTACAGACGCAAGAGTAGACTCGGTAGCAGCGCCAGCAGGAAGCGCGGAAGTCACTACGTCAACCTGAAGCTCATTGCCGCTGATAGCGTTGTCAATCAGCTCGACAGCCGTCTTAATAGCCGCAAGCGTGGTTTCGGTAGCGACAGCGTTTCCAGCTCCATCCGTCACTTTAATGGCGGTCTGGTCGCTTGCGATGACAACCGGCAAGCTGTTTGCCATCGTGTCTTGGCCAAGAACCGCAGCATCAAGGCCAGCAAGGGTGGACTCGGTCGTGAGGGCGCCCGATGGGGTGACTTTTACGTCGACATAGCCGCCGCCACCGCCGGTCGTCTCACCGTGAATGATCGTGTTAGTTACAAGACCCTTATCGGTGCCTTGCAGGTTAGTCGAAAGAAGAACCACGTCCGCGACATCGCCAGCGCTGTCAACAATCTGACTCTTTTGAGTGCCGTCAGTTTGAGCGGCAGCAGTCGCCAAGGTGCTTACAGTGGCCTCTGTGGCCAGTGTTGAAACAGTCGCTTCAGTCGCAAGGGTTGATACTGTTGCCTCAGTCGCAAGCGTGGCAACCGTGGCTTCCGTCGCCAAGGTGCTGACAGTAGCCTCTGTAGCTAAGGTAGATACCGTGGCTTCGGTAGCAAGGGTGGCAACAGTAGCTTCAGTAGCCAGGGTGGCGAGCGTCGTCTCGGTGGCTGCATCAGGCGGGAGATCGACCACTCGGGTATTGATCACGCCTACCGCATCAGTGCTGATGACATGGACCTGACTTCCTGAGTAATCATATCCGGCAATAACCTTCTGCACTGCCGGAAGAGGATCTCCGGAAGCAGCAGTCGCCTGCTCTACCGAAGTCGTCTGAAGCACGCCTCCGCTATCCACAAGCGGATACTTATGCCGGTAGCAGGCTACCAGATCGAGCGTAGCCGGAGCAGCAGGCAGAGTCTCTGCAAGGGTGATGGTCTGCCCGTCTACGTCCCAAACCTTAACTTCCTGAGAGGTATTAACAATCAGGAGCACGTCACCTTTAAGGACAGCGTGACCGACGGGTGCGATTATCTGTTCTGCGGTAGTTCCAGCCTGGCATGGGATGTTGCCATCGACTAGGTAGACAAATTGGTGAGCTACGACCGAAGAGCCATATTGCAACTCTCTGACAGGCTCAATAGTCTGAAACTGAGCCGATAGACGGTCGTCCTTTTCCTGCGTGCTGTAACCCCGCGGCGTACTCATAATGACACCTCATTCAAAAGCGCAAATTCACCAAAAATTTCTTTGGCCCATTCGTTGTATTGAATGGCTGCGCCGATTTCAGATTTAAACATTTTTGATTTTCTAAGGCCAATAGGCTTTGAAATAATAGTTGCCACCCATCTATTTCGAGACGGCTGCCATCTGACGCCTTTATATTTGCTTGTAAAATCACCTTTTGGCTTCTGCCTATTCGCAAGATTTTGCGATCTGGTGGCCAGCCTTAAATTTTCTTTGGTGTTGTCTAATTTATTTCTGTTCTTGTGATCTATGTCCAAAGAGTCGTTTTTCATTATTTCTTTGTGCAAATAGATCATTTTTTGTTTCCCGTTGTCTTTTTTTCCCCAACGAAAAACATAACCATTCCACTTTAAAAACCAGCTATAATTAGCGGCCCAAATGTACTCTTCGGCGTCAACTAATGCCGTTTTTTTGCCGCCACATATTTTTAGCTCTGCGCTCATTCTGTCTCCCTCCCCCTACTCGTGTGGGATCTTCGTGGTTATTTTTAGTGTAGTGGAAACCGTAATTAGTTCAAGGCTTCCACGATCATATTTAGCTCGGTAACGAGCAGGTTGTTAGCGTTAGATCCGTTGGCAATAAACAGCTCAAGAAAGTCATTTGTCGTCAGTTCCACGATAGCCTGGGAGTAGAAGTTTTCGTTTCGGCCCGTGGCGCTTGTCGTCGCCTGAGATTCTGACTCTGCGATGGTCGTACCGTTCTTGGCAGCCCTGACCAGAATAATAGTATTGTTGGTTGTAATTGCTTGCGCAGAGCAGGAGGCTGTCACCCGGAAAGATCGAGTGATGCCGCCGGTATAGGTCAGCCGGTTATTAGTATGAT